CCGTGCCGATACTACGATAACGCGGCGGGGCAATCGCTCCGCCGCTGTATTTTTAGAAAGGAGTTTTCCATGCCTGAATACACTGCTGTTGCTGCACAGACCGTAGCGGCAAATCAGAACGTGCTTTTTACCGAGGCGCCGATCCCCTGCACAAAGGGCCTTGTGACCCATCGCGTAGGCTCTGGCCTGTTTAATCTCCGGGGTAACTGCTCCCAGTGCCGCGTCCGCTACAAGGTGGACTTTATCGGCAATATTGCCGTAAGCGCCGGCGGGACCCCCGGCCCCATCTCCGTTGCCATTGCGGTTGACGGTGAACCTCTGCCGTCCTCCGTTGCGACGGTGACGCCCACAGCGGCGGAGGCGTTTTTCAATGTGGCGGTATCCGAGTACGTTGACGTTACAAAGGGCTGCTGCGCGTCGCTGTCCATCCGCAACGTTAGTGGCGAGGACATTGACGTGAGAAACGCAAACCTTATCATTACAAGAGTTTGCTGAGAAAGGAGAATGAACAATGGGTATGAAATCTATGTATGACCTGCGCGATATGCTCTGCAAGGAGCTGGACGAGATTACCCGCAAGGGAGAACTTGGTGCGGGTGACCTCGACATCGTGCACAAGCTGACCGACACCATCAAAAACATTGACAAGATCGAGATGCTGGAGGATGACGGCTATTCCCAGCGCCGATATTCCCAGGCCGGTGACTGGGAGGCGGACATGCGCGGAACCTATGGTAAAGGCAGCTCTTATGCCCGCCGGGGCACCCATTATGTCCGCGGCCATTATTCCCGGGACGGTGCCCGGGACGATATGAAGCGCCAGTTGCAGGAGATGCTGGACAACGCCGACGACGAAAGCATCCGCAGAGCCATCCAGCGCTGCATGGACACGATCGAGGACTAAAGGGGGTGCACCCCTATGGTCGACGAGAATGAGGTCAAGCGCTGGATAGCTCGCCTTGAAACAGAAGAATCGAGCTGGACAAACTATGAGAAACTGGCGGCGCTCTACATTATCCGTAACGAGCAAGGCGGGGAGCAACTGCAGGCGAAAGCGCCCCCAATGCTGTATTCTGCAGAGCCTGCGCCGGCCAAGAAAATAAAACCCTCCGGCAGTGAATTTTTGAAAGCGGTCGGGAATGTAGCGCAGGATAGGGCGTGGGAAGTTATGGACGAGCTTATGGACACACTAAAAATCGTCAATGAGAAAGCTTATAACAGCGTCCTAAAAAAACTAACCTAAATCGCTACTACTAACACGTTACTAACAAAGTTAATCTTGGCAAAAATAAAAAAGTCCGGGAACCCTTGAGATTCCTGGACTTTTTTGGTGGAGACTGCTGGAATCGAACCAGTGACCTCCTGCGTGTGAATTATAATCGTTTTGAATATATAGGCACAAAAGTTAATAAGAATAACAATATTTGTTGCGATTTTGCAACTTTTCGCAGAGCAATTTTGCAAGGGCTTGCCTTGGCTCCCGTCGGTAACTAACAAACTACTAACAAATTTTCGCCTTTTTAACGGCCTGCACCAATTCCTCCGCTGATGTATGGACGTATATATTTGCGGTAGTGGAGTAGTTGGCGTGGCCGAGGATCCTCTGTAGCGTTTCCGGAGCAATCCCCGCTTTTCTCGCCCAGCTCGCATAGGTGTGCCGGGTGGAGTGCGGCGTTTTGCGCTGGATTTTTAATTTTTCCAAAAGCGGGTAATAATCCCGGCGGCGGAAGTTTGCTGGGATTTTTTCCCCAGCATAGCCGGATATGAGCAGTGGGCCAGTAGCCTTATTTGCAAAATAGGCAAAGTATGGGATCCCTTCGGGGCGGATTGGGATGATCCTGTTTCGCCCAGCCTCCGTCTTTTCACCGCCGACCACATAATCTTTGTGATAATCTTTAGCCGGTAGGGAAAACAATTCCCCTATGCGCATTCCTGTGTAAATCAGCATGAGGATAATTTTTGCGGTGTCGCTGCCGTCCGCTTCCAGCTTGCTTATTTCAGCATCGGTAAATGTTTCTTTTTCTTTTTTTGTGTTTTCGGGGAGCTGGACGAATTTTGCAAAATTTGTTGTGATGATCTCCTCGCGCATGGCCCATGTGGACATCTGCGTTATGAGTTGCTTATACTTGGACACAGTGCTATGGGATTTATGCATATGGGCATCCAGTACGCCCTGGAAATCCGCCGTTTTTAAGTCCCGGAACTTCCGGTCGTGCAGCGGCGCAAAAATTTTAAATGCGCCGTCATAGCCTTCTATACCGTTTGGCCCTATTTTTTTGTAATGCTCCTCTTTCCAAGCGTCAAACACCTGGGCAAAGGTCATGTTGTACCGCTCCGTTAAATCCTTGCCTGCAAGACGTTCCAGCGCCGCTATAGCATCTTTTTTGGTGGGGTAATATCCTATAATGATTTTTTGCTTTGCAGCCACCCAGGGCCTGCGTCGGCGCCCGGCGAGCTTATACACTGTCCCGGTTCCGTTGGCCCTCCTCATTGCTTTTCCCATTTTTATCCTCCTACCCTATATTTTTATCAGTTTGATGGTGCCTGTAATATCGCAGCGCATTAATCAGCGAAGCAATGATTACACCGACGCCCACCGTAAGCAGAGCAAATAGCATCCAGCCGATTGATGTAATCTGCCCGTTGCGGATAAGCCCTGTGTGCGGGACGCTTGAATCAAACGCCAAATATCCAAATATTATGGATACGGCAATTGACAGCGAAAACGCCAGGATATACACCCAAATTTGCAATACGCGCTCCTTTTTTTCGTGCTTTGCCACTGATCCGGTCAGCTGCTCCATGCCGCCCTCCAAGTGCGCAATGCGTAGGGCTGCGCTATGCTTTGCATCTGCATCGGCCATTGCTCTGTGGGCCTCTGCCAGCTGCTCCTCCGTGGTTGGTCTCTTTACGATACCAAAATACTCATCTATAGACACACCGAGGGCGGCGCATATAAGCCCCATTTTGTATAGGCTTGGATCCTTTGACGACGCAGAAAAGTAATTGCTGATCGTGGACGATGACAGATCTGTTAAATCGGCTAAGTCTTGCGTGGTAAGATGCTGGTACTCCTTTGCCTCTCTGCAAATATCCTGCAAAGTTTTTTCCATTTCTTCCCCTCCTGCCTTATTTTGGGCAAACCTCTCTGTTTGTTTTTACCGGCTAATCGCATATTATCCGGTTTTTGGATTGACTTGCCAAACAACAAACTGATACTGTGGGTATGCGGCCAAGAGCCAGTGACGGCGATAGGCGGCAAAAAATCCCCACCGTCCGGTGCGGGGGCGGTGGGGACTATATGAAATAATTTTCTATGGCGTTCACTTAATCCCCAATAGCTTGCCGACTTTTCTTTGCCGCCCCGCCTTTGTTGTAGGAATTCCCGTTGCTTTTGCAATCTTGCGTTTTGCGCTGGTAATTCCAAGCGCACGTTTCCAGCTAAAGGAAAGCCCTGGTATTTTAAAGGAAGATTTTTTAGCCATTTCTAATTATGCTCCTTCTTAAAAAATTTTTTGTATTGTTGCCCTAAACTGTGCAACAAATGCCATATTTTGACTATAGGTAGATAAACCGAAAGGAGAAATAATGTGGATTGGAAGCAGAAAAATATAAAGATGGAAATTGTAAGCTGTGAAACGAAAAATAAATGTGATATAATAAAGAATGCAGAGCATATTGCGTTACTTTCTGAGGCGATTTCTTTAGCGAGTAAAATGACCCGCAATCAGTTTGATAAAATTATGGAGGCGATAAAATGAAAATTTGGGCTATCAGTAAAGAAAACGGCTACGAGCGCGAAATCGGTCTTGAGCTGGACAGCGTTGACCGCGAAACAGCCATCAATGAGCTTTACAAAATTGCCAGGAATCTTTTTGCCGGTGAACTTGATATGTTTTGGAAAGAGGGAGAGCAGGGCAAGGCTACCTTTTAAAGCTACGCTTTACGCTTGCACTCAATTACGGCTTGCAGCTGGTCGGATACTGCTACGCAATTTGGGCATTCCCTCACGATTAAACGGCTGAGTTCGTCAACTTTTTCCGCCGTTTCTCCCGTGGCTTTTGCGCGATAAATGCCGACGGCGTTGGTAGCGGACTGAAAGTTTGCGGGAGCCGGATACTTTGCATATAAGGAAACGGCGGCAACCATCGCATCAAAATCGGAATCGCAAGCGGCCTCTTTCTCGTGCGCCCATATTGCCCGCAGCTTTTCGATTTCTGCTTTTGCTGTCCGCTTAGAAATGTAGACAGACACTCCGGCGGATGCCAAAACAGAAAAGGCGGAAACGCCGATTTCACCCCACGAAATACTCATAATTAATTCCCCAAAGCCCCGCGGGCGGCTTTGATAAAAATCCGCAGGGTTTCCTTATCCATTTTTTTCAAAAGCTCGACAGCTTCTTTCAAATCTTCATCTTCCATTACGCCCTCGATCTCCAGATCGGGGGCTTTTTTTGCGCCCTGCGAAGCTACGGGGGCGGCTACATCGTCCGGCATAATGTCCTCTACGGAAACGCCGAGATATTCGGCAATAGCGGGAAGGCGAACATTTGACGGCTTAGTTTTCCGCGTATTCCATTGGCTATAAATGCTATTTGATAGCCCTAATGCACGGCTTAAATCGGCTCCATTTTTGCCCTTTTTGCTCAAGTAAAAGTTTATTTTGTCTATAGCGTCCATTTGCACCTCGTGTATATTGTGCAGTTCGCCAAAACTAATAAAAACTAATAGAAAGTGGTTGACTTATAACTTCTAATTAGTTATAATAAGAATCGGCGGGAGGCAATACAAAACCAAGCCCCCCTGCACTTAGCGGACTGCGGAAAATATTAAGGGTTGTTGGCACTTCCATAATACCACAGTTTGCTAAGTTGTCAAGTAAAACTTAGTTTTTGTTGATTGCGGAGAGGGAAAGCCGCCCTGATGCCGTAACATCGTGGCGGCGGCCGAGCACTTAGACCGGCGGTTGGACGATGCGGAGCCGGCTAAAGCTTTTGCACTTTTCCTCGCCGTATTCAACGGAAACTAAGCAAGAATCAAACTGGAGGTGACAGAATGAGTTTTCGCAGCGCTCGGGTGGCTGCTGGGCTAAGTGTCCGGCAGGTCATCGAGAAACTAAAGGTGACGGATGCGGCGGTTTACATGTGGGAGACCGGCACGCAGGCACCGAGAGCCAGCCGCTTGCTGGAGATCGCCGAGCTGTACGGCTGCACGGTGGACGAGCTGTTGAAGAAGGAGGATGACAAATGATCGAAACCATGACGCTGCACCAGGCATCGAAGTATCTTAGAGATAAAGGCTTGAGCCTTTGTTCTGACACTCTGGCCGACGGCCTGGAGCAGGGCGTGTACCCCTTCGGCGTGTGCATCCGCACCGACCGCAGCCGGGTATTTCAGATTTTCAAAAAGAAGCTGGATGCGTGGATCGCAGAGCGGGAGGAGTAAACATGACCAACCAAGAATACAGGGCGCTGGTGGATGCTTTTCTGGCACGGCACGATGCGCTGTGCGAAGATAAGAACCCGCTGGAGTGCGATTGCCCGGCCTGCCCCTGCAAGGGTATGTGCGATGCGCTTTACGCTGCGGAGGTGAATTGATGGACGGATATACATTGACGCTGGTCATTATAGGAGCCGCAACGGTGAGTTATTGGCTCATGCGGCTGGTGGACAAGCTGGACGGGAAGTAACACAAACGGAGGGAAAGACGATGTATTTGTGTGATTATTGTGGGGCAGCGTTCCATTCGTTGGATTACATCGAGGAAAAGTCCGATGAGTGCGGAAACAGCATAATTTATGTCTGCCCAGAGTGCGGAGAGGAGATTATCCCCGGAGAAGCGGATGAATGTCCTGTTTGCCACGGCTGGAAGCCGATGAAGTCCGCTATGTGCCACAAGTGTGAGCTGGAAACGATCGGAAATTTCAAGCTGGCTATACGGAAGTTCTCCGATGTGCAGCTTGATTATATTTCCGATCTGACGGAGGGTGAGTATCTCTCGGAGTTTTTGCATAAGGGGGGCTTGGGATGATAAACGGTGTCCTCCGGTACATAAAAGCTACAGTGGAAATCCCATTCCCGGAGGGGAAAATGTGCTGTAACCTCTGCCCACTGCTGGAGACTTATTCGCGAAATCAATGTCGGAGAACAGGCGAGTATCTGTTAGACACGAGAATCGTCGGGGCATATTGCCCGCTACAAGTTGTTGATGAGGAGAAAACCGAATGATGAATATCTACGAGAAAATCGCTGCAATCATGCAGGATGTCCAGTATTTGGCAAAGGACGATCATGTAGAGTTTGGCAGCACCAAATACAAGGCACTGAGCGAGGAGAAAGTAACCTCCATCATGCGTGCGGAACTGCTGAAACACAAACTGGTTGTATACCCAATCGCACAGACAGCCGGGAGAACTGGGAACATTACCCACGTGGATGTCATCTACCGCATGGTCAACGCGGAAAACCCGGAGGAATACATCGAGATTGCATCCTGCGGAGATGGCGCAGACACACAAGACAAGGGCAGCGGCAAGGCCATGACCTATGCGTTTAAGTATATGTGGCTGCGGGCATTTGCATTGCCCACCGGCGAGGACCCGGACAAAATTTCTTCCGCCGAGCTGGACGAGAAGGAGCGGAACGCCGCTCCGGTGTGTGAGCGATGTGGAGCTGACATTGTGTCCGTCAAGAAGCGCAACGGCGAAATGTGGACGGTAAAGGACATGGTTAAGTACTCCAAGGGCCGCTACGGAGCGCAGATGTGCGCCGACTGCATGAAGGCCGCAAAGAAGGAGCAGGACAATGTTGCAGGCTGATGTGACCGCCGCACGGTGGCAGCAGGACAGCGATGGGGCGTGGCTGTGCCTCCGGGTGCAGTCCACCGCCTCTGCAATGACCATCTGTGACGAGATGAAGCCGGACAAGCAGTATGTGGCTCAGATCAAGCGCAAGGGAAGGAGCCTTGACGCAAACGCTTATGCGTGGGTGCTGCTGGATAAACTGGCGGCACACTACGGGATTCCGAGGAATGATGTGTACCGGGAAGAAATCAGGATCATCGGTGGTGTGAGCGATGTCGTGTGCATGGTATCAAAGGCGGCGGACGAGTTCTGCCGCAGATGGGAGGCAAAAGGAACCGGCTGGATGGCGGAACAAGGGCCAAGCAAAATTCCTGGTTGCGTGAACGTGGCGGTTTGGTACGGCTCAAGCACCTACGACACAGAGCAGATGTCACGGCTGATTGACCAGATCGTTGCCGATTGCCGAGAAGCTGGAATCGAGACTATGACACCGCAGGAGTTGGATGCGCTAAAATCACGCTGGGGCGAAGCCCAGCCGTTGGGAGGTGATAAAGGTGACTGATGAAAGACGGTGCTTCCTGTGCGGCAGAAATGGAGCGGGTGACCCGCTGGAGCGGCACCATTAGGCACATCTTCGGCGGCGCGTACCGCAACAAAAGCGAGAAATACGGCCTTGTAGTGTATCTCTGCGGCGAACGATGCCACAGGAACGGTGGAAACGCTGTACACCGCAACGGGAATCAAATGCGTCTGCTGCGCCGATATGGTCAGTTAAAGGCCATGCAGGAGCAGAGATGGACGGAAGATGACTTCCGCCGTGAATTTGGAAAAAGCTATTTGTAAGGAGGAAAAATCATGGTAAAGAGCAAGGAATTGGCAGAACGGGTCATAGAACTCCACAAGAAGCAGGTCGATGAAATGAGCGCTCTTGAGAAAGAGCGGGATAAAGCCATCAAGGCTGAAAAGTATGATGAAATGGCCGATGACCTGCGCAGTATGTACATCAGCTATATCGCGGCTGGTTTCACAGAGGAACAGGCATGGAAACTGACTGAAATTGTCGTTACCAACGTCGCTAAGAAATAAGGAGGACAACGATGGTAAACAGAATGATTTTGCAGGGGCGGCTTTGCTCTGACCCTGAATTGCGCCGCACCAACAGCGGAACAGCAGTGTGCAGCTTCCGTGTGGCGTGGAGCGAAAAGGTAAAGGACAGAGAAACGAAGCTGTTCCTCCCCTGTGTGGCATGGCAGGGAACGGCAGAGCTGATCTGCACCCACTTTGCAAAAGGCAAGGAGATCATCGTTGAGGGCAAGCTTTCCAGCCGGGACTATGAGGACAAGACCGGCAACAAGCGCACCGTGGTGGAGCTGACCGCCGACAAGGTACATTTCTGCGGCAGCAAGGACGCTGTACAGAAACCCACGCAGACCTTTACGGAGATTTCCGAGGACGACGGCGATTTGCCGTTCTAAGGCGGTGCGCCGATGCCGAACAGAATCATACGCGAGAGCATCTGCACCAGCGACAGCGTAGATAGGCTTTCATGGTTCGAGGAGGTCTTGTTCTATCGGCTGATTGTTTCTTGCGATGATTTCGGACGCTATGACGGACGGGCCGCAATTATCAAAAACAGGCTATTCCCTTTGAAAGAAAATCTTACTCTGAAAACTGTAGAAAACGCCCTTCATGGACTGGCGAGTGCTGGATTGGTTACCCTTTATACTTCACAGGGCAAGCGCTTCCTCTACCTACCAACATGGGGTAAGTATCAGAACCAGAGAGCAAAGGAAAGCAAATATCCTGAGCCTGTAGAGCCTACGCAAGCAGATGAAATCATTTGCAAACAAATGAATGCAGATGTTCCCGTATTCGAGAATCGAGAATCGAGAATCGATATACGAGAATCGAGAAGCGAGAATAATGCGCGCGAGGCGCGCTTCTCTCCGCCCTCTTTGGACGAGGTTCGGGCTTATATCGCCGAACGGGGGTCTATAGTTGACGCACAGCAATTCATCGATTTCTACGCCTGCAAGGGCTGGATGGTTGGGAAAAATCGCATGAAGGACTGGAAGGCTGCCGTCAGAACATGGGAGCAGCGCAGAAAGGAGGAAGCCGGTGAACAGCCAACAAAGCAAGAATACCACGTCGGGACATGGCTGTGACATCTGCGGCGGGCTGGGCTACACCGTCCGGCGCACGGAAAGCGGCGAACTGGTGAGCAGAACCTGCAAATGCGAGATCATCCGCCGGAATAGGCTTCGCATGGAGCGTTCCGGGCTTCTGGGCCTGCTGGATAGCTGCACCTTTGAGTCGTTCCAAACTCAGGAGTATTGGCAACAGGCCGCAAAGCAAGCGGCGGAGAGGTATTTGACCGACTGGAAAGGCAAGTGGTTTTTCATCGGCGGCTCTCCCGGCACTGGGAAAACGCACCTGTGTACGGCAATTTGCGCCAAACTGATGGACGGCGGAATCCCTGTCCGGTATGTGCAATGGCGGGGAGATATTCCGGCAATCAAGGCAAAGACCAACGATGCCGAAGCATACGCCGAAGCCATGCAGCCGCTGAAAACCGTCCGTGCGCTGTATATCGACGATTTTCTCAAGGGCGGCGTAACGGATGCCGACAAAAACATTGCCTTCGATCTGCTAAATGCCAGGTATATCAACCCGGATGCAATCACGATCATCTCCACGGAGCTGACCATTGACCGCATTTTGAGCTGGGACGAGGCAATCGGTAGCAGAATCAACCAGAGGGCGAAGGATTATATGCTGAACATCGGGAAAAAGCAGAATTGGAGGCTGAAATGACCACATTACGCATGATTCCCGGCATTACATACACCCGGAAAAACCTTGAAGCATTGACCGGTATGCCGGACAGAGAGAACCGCCGGATGATACGGGAGCAGAGGCGGCAGGGTGTGCCTATCGTTGCCATGAAAGACGGCGGCTACAAGCTGGCGGAAACGGAGGAAGAAAAGCAAGCCTTACTTTCCATGTACCGCAAGCGGGCATTGGACGAGCTGGGGACATACCGACGCCTTGAAAAGGCCATGCAGGTTGACGGGCAGATGGAGATGGGAGACGGAAATGGCTGAACTGCACTTTACCATACCCCTGCCACCTGTGACGAAGAAAAACAGCCAGCGCATTATGCACAGCAGCAAGACAGGGAAATCGTTTATTATGCCGTCGCAGAAGTACATCGATTACGAGGCAAAAGCTGTGTGGTACTGCAAAAAGGCTGGTGTGCATGAGCCGATCGATTATCCAGTGGAGGTTAAATGCCTGTTTTATATGCCAACCAAGCGGCGAGTGGATTTAACCAATCTGCTGGAAGCTATGGACGATGTGCTGGTCAAGGCGCGGGTGCTGCTGGACGACCACTGCGGCATTATTGTCAGCCATGACGGGAGCCGGGTACTGTACGACAAGGAAAATCCACGCACGGAGGTGAGCATAACCGCCTATGAATGATTTTGACTATGACATCGTGCAGAAAAAGCGTGTTGCAAGAGGGGCGTTTGCCCATGTAAACCGTAAGCGCGGGAAATGCAGATTGCCAAGTGATTACCTCACTGCGGAACAAAAGAGGGAGATGAACGGGGAAATGAAAACATACAACATCACGCGGCCTATGCCTTGGGAAGATTTCAAGGCGATGCCGGATGATCTGAAGCGAGAATACCTGCGAAATATGCAGTCCTGCGGCGGTGCAGCTACATACCTTGCGGAAGAAATGGGCTGTTGCAGTGCCACCATCATAGAGTGTGGGAAAAAACTGGGGGTGCCGTTTGTGCGAGGTGGTCGGAACTTTGACTTGTGGCAAAAGAAACTATCGGAGTGGCACACAGCCGAGGTTCCGGCAGCAGAAACGCTGGAGAAGCAGTCCGATGGACCAACACCGGTGCGAAGTGTGGAACCGTTGCACGTGCGAAGTGCAGAACTGCTTCACGCACGGCTGACCATCCGGGGAGACCGGGAAAGCGTTTTGCAAAATCTACGCATGCTTATGCCGGATGAATGTGAAGTCACGGTTGAGTGGTGAGAGGAGGAAAAAACTTGTGAAGGAGCATATTACCACTGGAGGGAAGACGCTTTGCTGGACTTGTAGAAAAGCGTATGGAGGATGCTCATGGACAGAAGTAGACTACACAAAAAAGGGCTGGCCTATACGATTTGAGCCGGTAAAGGGGTGGAATGCAATCCCGACAAAAAATGAAAAATACACATCATTTTTGGTGGTAAGTTGCCCAGAGTACGATCCTGATGATAGAAAGGAGGATACACATGACGGCAGATTTTGCGGGTATGGGGAAGCGCCTGCGGGAGGCGAGGGAGAAGGAACTTATGTCGCAGAATGATTTGGCTTTGGAATCTGGTGTAGCACCATCGACAATCAGCTATATTGAGTGTGGACACAGCACCGCATCGGTGTGGGTGCTGGCACATATCTGTGATGCGCTTGGGGTATCTATGCAATGGATGGTATACGGGAGAGGAAGAAAATGAGCAGAAAGAGCATATTTACAGTTGTCGGAGGTGCGGTCCTTGGGATGCTGATTGCCGCCGGGATATTGTGGGTGGAGCCACTTGCCGCAGAAGCGGAATATGTGGAGGAGCAAGAACCTGTTTCCCCGCTGGTGGCGGAAGTAATCCGCCAAGAAACGACACAGAAAGCCGCCTACACGCACGAAAGTACCATGACCGTGACAGCATACTGCCCCTGCGAAAAATGCTGTGGAGCGTATTCAAACGGCTATACAGCCACAGGAGCGAAAGCAACACAGGGCGTGACCATCGCCACGGACCCGGATGTTATCCCGATGGGGACGGAGGTTGAGATTGACGGGCATATCTACATAGCACAGGATGTGGGCGGCGCAATTAGCGGCAACCGCATTGACCTTTACTTTGATAGCCACGAGGACGCACTCCAATGGGGTGTGCAGGAAAAGACGGCGAGGTGGAACGAATGAATCAAATCGCGCTGAACGTAGACTGCATGGAGTATATGCAGGCGCTACCGGATAAAGCATTTGATCTTGCCATTGTTGACCCACCGTATGTAATTAGCATTCATGATAGTGGCCGATTGAAAAAATACAATGCCACTGAAACAAGATGGGACGATGCGACTCCGGGTGATGTCTATTTTAGCGAATTAAAAAGATGCAGCAAAAACCAAATAATATGGGGGGGAAATTATTACGATCTTCCGCCTTGTAGGGGATTTGTTATTTGGGACAAAAAGCAGCCGGAAGATATTTCTTTTGCATCTTGCGAATTTGCCTGGACCTCTTTCGATACATCTGCGAGAACTTTTTATTACTCGCCGTTGCAAGAAAAGGGGCAAAGAATACATCCAACGCAAAAGCCCGTGGCATTGTACGAGTGGCTGCTGATGAAGTACGCCAAAGAAGGCTGGCGCATACTGGATACACACTTGGGCAGTGGAAGCAGTAGGATAGCGGCTTACAACCTCGGCTTTGAGTTTGTGGGCTGCGAGATCGAACCGACATATTTCCAACTGCAAGAACAGCGGTTTGCGGATCATACGGCGCAGGAAAGGATGTGGTAGGAGTGAAAAGCCACTGCGTAAAAGATTGCCCGGACAGGTTCCCCTGCGGGGCCTGCCGGAAGAGTTGCGAGGCGTTCCTGGCGTATGAGGCCCAGCGGCTGGCGGAAAAGCCCTGGGTGGATCGGCCCAACACCGCCGCCCGGGAGCGCTATGTGCGGCAGAGCGCGAGGTTTGCAAAGGCCGGGAAACGACATATGAGATAGGAGGTTGACAATATGGATGCTGTGAAGTTTATTGAAGAGCACAGAAGAATGTATAAGGTTACTGGGAAACATTTGCCTACTTTGGCTGAGGGAATACCGGCCGAGGACGTTGTAAAAGAAGTAGAGGAATGGTCTGCTGCACATCCGCGTAAGACGCGGCAGAGCGTGTTTCTGGAGCAATACCCGGAGGCGCTGGTTCTCGACGGGGGAACTTTGAGTGTGTGTCCCGTGCTTTTTTCTTCCGAATACAGGAATGCGTACGGGGGATGCGCAAGTCCTTATGGGTCCTGTGCCGAATGCCGCCGTGAGTTCTGGATGCAGGAGGTGGAGTGACATGGAAAATCTGTTGCAAAACATCGCCAGCGGACTGTGGATTGTGTTGGGCGTGTACTGTTTCTTCGGGCTAAGGAAGTGGAACAAGCGGTTCAGCGAGTTGTATGACGAACTGAAATGGGAGGTGGAGTGATGGAACGACTGACGAAGCGAGACACCGATGGACAGGCAATGATGGACTGCGAGAAGTGCAAAGCGGATTGGACGGGTAAGCATGGTAAGCCGATGGCTGACTGCACCGCGCTGTACTGCCGCAATCGACTCAAGAATCGCCTCGCCGCCTACGAGGACACGGGGCTTGAGCCGGAAGAAGTTCTGCCGAAAGATAAGGCGGACGAGATCGCGCTGAAGCTCATGCGTCTTGCTGATTTGGAAAGCCTTTGCAGCTATACCCGCCTGCGCGAACTGGCCGATGCCGAAAAGGACGGGCGCGTGGTGGTGCTGCCGTGCAAGGTGGGCGATACGGTGTGGGCCATTCTTGACGGTGCGAAATATGCAAGGGAATGTAAGGTTGACTTTGTGAATATCGGGAGTTTTGGCACAACTATTGTGTTTGTGGTAAAAGATGGGTTGAGAGAGCAGTACGGGGTTACCGCCGCTGCGTTCGGCAAAACCGTATTCCTGACCCGCAAGGAGGCAGAGAAAGCATTGGAGGCGAAGGAATGAAACTGACTATCATCTTCAAGGACGAGATTGAGGAACACATGAAAAAGCAATTCGGGCATTTCACGAATCCGCGGCAGGTATACGGTGTGAAGTCCGTACACATGGAAGGTGGGTATCTATACTCCACTATTTCGGACACGGTTCGCTGGCGTATGGATGACATTTCCAGATTTTACTGTGAGGAGGGCTGACGATGGATGAATTGAAACGCTGCCCTGAGTGCGGTGGAGTTGCAACCGTTATCCATATGTACGATACCTACGATAGAGCAGACTTTGTGTGGGATGCCGGTTGTGGGAGATATAGGGCTGGTGATGGCCTCCACACAAAGGAGATGAAAGTATCTGGGCTGCCCAGCAAAGAAAAAGCAATCGAAGCATGGAACAGGAGGGCTGACAATGGCGACAAAGAGAGTGTGTGACCGTTGCGGAGCGGAGATCAATCCGTTCAACTCCGTCACCTATGCCGGTATGCGGCAAGTTAAAAACGACATAAGCGACATCGAATACGAACTATGTGTTTCGTGCGCACACGAACTGCGGAAGTGGTTCAATGGGGAGGTGTCGAGGAGGGCTGACAATGGTAAGCAATAAAAGAGCGGAAGATTGCGCTAAAACACTTGCGCAGTTCTGCAAGGATCAGGGCGGATGCCAAAACTGTATATTCAGGGCGTTTGGCGCTGATCGGTGGAAATGCCATGTTGGAGAGCCTGCGTGGTGGGATCTGGAAGAAGTAGCCGACAATATGGAAGCGAAAAAGCGGAATCACGGGTATTTGTAAGGAGGTGTGGCGCAATGGCTGACCAAATGCAGTTATATGACACATCTGCCCCAACTGGGGCGCCAAGATGGACGGAGGTGACGGCGATGCGGCTGATTGACGCTGATGAAGCATTGAGACTGTTTGGCGAAGAATACGAGGAAACGAAAGAATTGATACACAACGGTGAAACTCAGCTTGATAGTCTTGCCGAGGGATTTACAGAAGCATATCACATAATCAAGTATGTTGTTCCAACCGTTGACGCTGTGGAAGTGGTGCGGTGCAATGACTGCAAGCATTACAAGCCGGATGAATACGAATGCGGATGTGATTTCGCTGGTGGACTACCGTATGTAAAGGCTGACGATTTTTGCAGTTACGGAGAACGGAGGGACTATGATTAAAGACAGCGGAGAAAGAACAAAGTTTCCAAGCGGAGCACTCCGGGATATGCACACGGGCAAGGGACGGATGGATTTGCTCCCTTGGTCGGCTATCATGGAAGTGTCGAAGCACTGCGAGGCGGGCGCTTTGAAATACGGGGAGCATAATGTCGATAAAGGGATCCCAACCCACAGTTTGTTAGATTCTGCTATTCGCCATGCGGCGAAATATCTGGCGGGCTATGTGGATGAGCCGCACCTTGTAGCTGCGGCGTGGAACCTACTGTGGGCGATCGAGATGGAGATTGTCCATCCTGAATGCGTGGACACTCCGTGGAGGGCAGCCGATGGCGAATAAAGACGCAATGCTGGAAGCCTTGGAGGAAATCGAGAACGGTATGTGCCGCATTAAGGAGCGACGGAGCATTTGGCAGAATAGCCTTGTATATGCACTCTGCCAAGCTGTGCGGCTGCTTCTGATGGACAAGATCAAGGAGGGACGGAAATGAGAATTGACGGCAAAACCCTGCCCAACAACCCCATGAAAGCGTACCAGCAGGGAAAGCTGATAGGAACAAAGCAGAATATGGATTTGGTATCCGAAGTGCTGCTTACAAAATTTGGATTCCACGTGTTGGAGGAAACGCCGGACAGCCACGACACTATGAGTGTTGAGTATCTGCAAAAATGCCTTGTGGAGCTGGTGGACGCAAAAAACAGTGGCTATGTGACCAAGAAGGATATTGCGGACGCTCTGCGGAGCGACTACAAACTAATTAACAACGCAGAGTAAGGAGGCTGGCATGAGCCGAAAACAGACGCTGCCGTATGATGTGCGGCTTGAGTGCATTGCCTATGTCAGAGGTTATCCACGGAGAGTACAGGCATACAACGACGCAAGGAGCGAGATACTGAGCGGAGGGAACAGTGCAACAGAGGGTATGCCCCGATCCCCCGGCATTGGTAGACCGGCAGAGAGCAAGGCGGAGCAGCTTGCCGCCATAGAAAACTGGCCGGAAACCAAGAAAATGCGGGCCGTTGAATACGCCATAGACCGTTGCGGGCGGGATTTGGAGAGTGAGAGCATCCGTAAACAGCTTACACAGGGGATCATGCGCAACTGTCAGGGCAAGCATAAGTATTCTCGCAACAAGATTATCGTGCCGGGGATAAGTGAGCGGACATTCAGCCGCCGGAAAGAGCAATTTCTCTATGACATAGCCATATATTGTGGTTTTGCAGAGAAAGTTGGCACAAATTCCACCTAATGATGTGCTACAATAGGTACAGTGGATGATAAGGCATAGCCATCCACCTGTCTTTCCACTCAACCCGTTTCCTCCATCTTATGCGCCGCCGGTATTGGGCGCACCTTCTGGCACCGCAAGGTCATACCGGCACAAACAGCCTGTAGGGAAACCTATGGGCTGTTGTTATATGCCGTGCGCTCGTTGCACCCCGCGATCAGGGGCGGGAGGTCGCACCTCCCACACGGCACAAATATATGCAGGCGTAGCTCAGTCGGTAGAGCTTTATCGCACGAAGGGATATGCGATTGAATGCCCTTGGTCGCTGGTTCGAGTCCAGCCGCTTGCACAAGAGGCCGGGTAGCGCCCGGACACTGTGAGACCGTTCGTCGTGGCTCACATGGAAATGACAATGCTCGCTGAAAACTGCGCTTGTCTTTATGCGTCAAGACCGGTTTGACCAGACGGAATAGGGGCTACGACTTTTCGAAGCGTAGTTGCCGGTAGCGTGTGACAATCTAAGCGGGAAGACGGCCAATATGCGGTATAGGTGCCCCGTAAGGGGAGACCACAGCGAGTGACGGGGACTTTCCCTGAAGCGCTAAAGCAGGGCAGGACTGCAATGCCGCACCAAAAGCGGAGAGCCGCTGCCGTGGGCAAATGGCATAGCGCCTGCCCGGAAGTGCGGCTATACCGCTCAGAAGTGAGCTGTGGAAAAGACATTGCCACCTGCTGGCAAACTGTGTAACCCATGTTTGAGAGCTTCCAGAAGGCCGCATGGGAGGGGAAAGACTGTTACTGTAGCCAAGGGGTGGGGGCTGGTAGCAAACCGAAAGGAAGTGAGCGTATGGCTGGTGGAGCGCCGAGAAAATGGAAAAGCGTAAGCGCGATGCAGAAAGCTATTGACGCTTACTTCAAAAAGTGCGAAGGCGAACCGTTTATCGGAGATGACGGCTGTGCCGTGCGTGATAAGTACGGCATGCCGATTATCATCAACGCAAAGCCGCCGACAATCACGGGGCTTGCATTGGCACTTGGATTCACAGGGAGACAAGCACTGCTGGATTATCAAGCAAGGCCAGAGTTTGCGGACACGGTTACGCGCGCAAAGTCCAGATGTGAAGAATACGCCGAATCTCGGCTCTACGACAAAGAAGGTGCAAATGGAGCGAAATTCTCGCTTGGCTGCAATTTTGGGTGGAACTCCGAGAACGAAAAAAGCGGCGATCCTGCAGCGTTGGCGGCTTTGCTCACTGCGTTAAAGGGCGAGAACAATGCAAATTAAAACGCTATCCGCAAAGCAGCACAAAATAATGGAGTTTATCAGCTCCGATGATATTGCGCTGATTTGTGACGGCTCCGTCCGTTCCGGAAAGACGACGGTCATGTCGATGGCGTTTGTGCTGTGGGCGATGCAGAACTACGACCGCACGAATTTCGCTATTTGCGGGAAGACGGTGCAGGCGGCAGAGCGAAATATCTTAAAACCGTTGATGGAAATTGACGGGCTGGGTGTTGCGCTGTCCATGCATTACAAGGTTTCCACGAGGATTTTAACCGTTCGGTGTGGGGATAGAACAAATTGGTTTTACCTATTCGGCGGCAAGGATGAAAGCTCTTATATGCTCATACAAGGCATCACGCTTGCCGGGGGCCTATTCGATGAAGTGGCACTTATGCCGCGTTCGTTTGTGGAGCAAGCGCTTTCCCGTGCGATTTCGTTTGAGCATCCGAAGTATTTTTTTAACTGCAACCCCGAATCACCGCAGCATTGGTTTTACAAAGAGTGGATTGAAAACGAACGGGAGAATGCGCAGCACATTCACTTCCTACTTGAAGATAACCCAATTCTTACACCGCAGATGATCGAGAGGACAAAGGCCATGTATAGCGGCGTGTTCTACGACCGATACATTCGCGGATTGTGGGTAGTGGCCGAGGGGCTGATCTATCCCATGTTTGACGATAACTGCATTGTGGACGAGCTTCCGGAAAAGGGAGAATACTATGTTTCCTGCGACTACGGCACGCTTAACCCGTTTTCCGCAGGGCTGTGGTGCTGGGACGGCAAGGCGGCCACACGCATCCGTGAGTATTACTATTCCGGGCGCGAGAACCAAAAGAACAAGACGGACGAGGAATACGCCGACGAAATTAAAAAGCTCATCGGCGAGGCGGACGTCAAAAGCATCATCGTTGACCCGTCTGCCGCTTCGTTTATCGAGGTTTTGCGGCGGCGGGGCTACATGGTTCGCAAGGCAAACAACGATGTGACAAACGGTATTATGACTACGGCGCGGTTTTTGCAAGACGGCATTCTCAAAGTGCATCGTGGCTGCAAAGACTGCATCCGCGAGTTTGGGCTATATCGGTGGGACGAAAAATCCGCCGACGACAGGCCAATCAAGGAAAACGACCACGCAATGGACGAAACGCGCTATTTTGCCTATACGATTTTGAAAAATAAGGCGTATAAGCGCGATTATGTCCCCATTTGGAGCAGATAGGAGTGAGAGGCTATCAAAACTTACAATGACCTTGTTGCGGTCGGAGAAAGTGATCAGGCGCGGATTGGGTTTATTCGCGGAGCAATCAACGAGCATCGAAGCTCACACGCATATAAGACGGCGGCGGATGCTGAGGAATATTACAACGGCCTGAATCCGACCATTAATCGCTATGAAAAGATCATCTACGATATGCAGGGCCGTGCCCACACGGATATGTGGACGGCAAACCATAAACTGGCCAGCCGCTTCTTCGGTCTGGTGGTGGATCAGGAAGTTTCCTATCTTCTGGGTAACGGCGTAACCTTTGCGGAGAATGAAACACCGAAAAAACTATGCCCGGATTTCGACCAGGAAGTCATGGATGCGGCACGTGATGCGAAAATCGCGGGCGTGTCCTTCGGTTTCTGGGACCTGACGCATTTGCGGGTGTTCTCCCTGCTTGAGTTCGTCCCACTATATGATGAGGAGGACGGCGCGATGAAAGCCGGTATCCGGTTTTGGCAGGTGGCACAGGATAAGCCGTTGAGAGCGACGCTGTATGAGATCGATGGCTTTACCGAGTATTTCCAGCCCATCGGCGAGGATATGAACGTAATGCAGCCAAAGCGCAGCTATAAGCTAATCGAGCGCAAGGCGGAGGTTGGCGAAACAGAAATCTATGACGGTGGGAATTATCCGAGTTTTCCCATCGTGCCGCTGAAAAACAACAAGCGGTGTTTATCCGAGATTGTCGGCAAGCGCAACACCATCGACGCGCTGGATCTGGCGTCCTCGAACATGGTTAACAATGTGGATGAGGGAAACCTGATTTATTGGGTGCTGTCTAACTGCAACGGTATGGACGACCTCGACGATGCAAAGTTTGTGGAGCGCTTGAAAACCACGCATGTTGCCCACGCCAACGGCGATGATGGCGCAAAGGTGGAGAGTAAAACCATCGAGGCACCCTATGAGGGCACGAGCAGCACCATTGATATGCTCAAAAAAAAGCTGTACGAGGATTTCCAGTGCTTTGACGCGGCGGCGGTATCTGCCGGCAACCAGACGGCGACCGCGATCAAGGCCAGCTATGTGCCTCTGGATTTGAAAACGGATAAGTTTGAATCCGAGGTCACGCGGTTTATTGTTGAGATCCTGCGTCTGGCAGGCATTGAGGACCAGCCGAGTTATACGCGCAATCAGATCATCAACAAGAGCGAGGAAACGCAGAACATTCTTCTGGGTGCGGCGTATTACGATGACGAATACATCACGAAGAAGCTGCTGACCATCAACGGCGACATTGACCAGTACGAGGACATGGCAAAGCGGAAGGCTGCAGAAGAGATTGACCGGAGCTTTGCGGAACCGGATGCGCCGGAGGTGAACGGCGATGGCGAACAGTGACCTCGGCCACAAGCTGACCGACAAGGAGATTGCAAAGCTGGAGCGGCGTATTGCAAAACTATACCGCGATGCGGGGGAAGAACTGCAAGCCACCATCGACGCATATTTTGAACAGTTCGCCAAGCGGGACGAGGAAATGAAGGCGCTGATCGGCACCGTGCAGAACGGTAAGGAATGGACGGAAGCCGACTATAAGCAATGGCGGCTCAACCAGATCGGGCGCGGGGAACGCTATCAGGCCATGCGCGACAAGGTTGCGCAGAGGGCGACCGATGCAAACGCTGTGGCGGTGTCCTATACCAACGATGCGACGCCGGGTATTTACAGCCTGAACCGCAATTATGCGGCTTACACCATTGAACGTGTCACCGGGAATATCGGCTTTGACCTGTGGGACGAGCAGACGGTAAAGCGGCTTATGGTAGAGCAGCCGGACTTAATGCCGTACTACCCAAAGGACAGGGCACTGAAACGCGGCATCGACCTCGCGTATGGCAAGAAGCAAATCACGGCAAGCGTCACCAGCTCCATCTTGCAGGGAAAGAGCATCAAGCACATGGCGGATGATCTGCAAAAGCGCATTACCACCATGAGCCGCGATTCCGCCATCCGCACCGCTCGTACAGCCGTGACCGGCGCACAGAATGCCGGACGCATGGACAGCTACGCAGCGGCGGAGAAGATGGGGATAAAGCTCAAAAAAGAATGGTTGGCTACGCTGGACGCGCGTACACGCCACTCGCATGCCATGCTTGACGGCGAACAAGTGGCGCAGGACAAGAAGTTTTCTAACGGTTGTCGTTTTCCCGGCGACCCACAAGGACCACCGTGGGAGATATATAACTGCCGCTGTACGCTGATTGCCGCCGTGGATGGGGCAGATACATCAGACGGGCTGCGTAGGACACGCGACGGGCTTATATCTGACATGACATATGCGCAGTGGGAAGCATCGAAGCAGGGATACAGCGGCAAACAGTTATCCCCATATCACATGGGGAGCGAAAAATCTGCAAAGGATGTTACGAAGAAATACATAGATTCCGCCAAGCCCCGCATGGGTAAGGTGCGATACGAGAACGGGTACCGCTCCAAAAACCACAAAGAAGAAATAAATGTTGCAAATCAAATTAGAGAGCTGTTCGGTGGGAAAATTGTGCTATTGAAAGAATCGCAGACGCCAGGTATGAAAATGCCAGACATGCTGTGGAAAGGGAAGCAATGGGAAATAAAGTCGATTTCCACAGAAAAAGCCGCAGATAGCGCTCTGCGCAAGGCGATAAAGCAGATACACGGGAACCAAGGTGGGGTGATTTTTGATGTTGCCGATGGGATTGATAAGCAAAAACTAATTGCTGTATTGGATGCGAGAGCAACAAGAAGCAAATCGTTTAATGCAGATATAATTGCGCTGCATAACGGGTCTGTCCTCTTTGTGCGGCGATATAAAAAATGAGGCAACCCCCCACCAGAACGGGCGGAGGATTACCTCAATAAAACGGAAACATGAGTTTCCTCATTGGTAGTATATGCAATCCCCGTAAAAAAGTCAAGAGGTATTTTGTGATGAGCGTTGAAATCACCGACAACAGCAAAGAAGTCTCTGCTGCCATCAAAGCGGCGCTGCTGCGCGGGCTTGAAAAATGCGGGCTGGTGGCAGAGGGATATGCGAAAAAGCTGTGCCCCGTGGATACCGGAAATCTGCGCAACAGCATTACTCATGTGGTAGACGAGCAGGAACCGGCGGCAATCATCGGAACAGATTCTGAGTACGGTGCGTATGTGGAATTAGGAACCGGCATTTACGCCGAAGGTGGCGGCGGACGGCCTACACCGTGGGTGTATCAGGACGCAAAGGGCAACTGGCATTACACGCGCGGCAACAAGGCACAGCCGTTTTTGAAACCTGCTGCCGCTGACCATGCGGGGCAGTATCGGGACATTTTGGAAAGCGAGCTGAAAAATGGATAATGAAACCATCAAGGCCATTGAAGCCATCATCAAGCGCGGCAACGATGCGGAAATTCGCCGCAAAGGTGACGGGTACATCGTCTTAGAGGTCAAGAAAACAATCAAATACAGCACTTCCGCGCAATAGGGCGCGGGAAAGGGCAATAGGAGCCAGCTACCGAGTTTTTCTCGGTGGTTGGCTCTTTTGTTTTAGGTAAAACCCGCGAGGTACAGCGGTTTTTATACAACGTTCGCCCCCGAAGAATTGGGGCCAAAGAAAAGGAGAACGAACAATGGCGAAATTTACCAGAGCAGAAATCAGAAATATTCTCGGCGACGCTTGCACCGAAGAGATCGAAAATCGCTTGGTTGCACTGCATCTTGGCGTAATTGACCCCCTCAAGGACGATCTCACAAAGTACAAGGCAGACGCGGAGAAGCTGCCCGGCGTCCAGAAGAAATTGGACGACCTCAAGGCAGCGGGTGATGGCGGTTACAAGGAAAAGTACGAGAAGGAACACTCGGACTTTGAAGCCTTTAAGACCGACATCACGGCAAAGGAGAGCAAGGCGGCAAAGGAAAAGGCCGTCCGGGCTTACTTTGAGAGCAAAAACATCACCGGCGCGAATCTCGACCTTGCGATGCGTGGCTGCGGCGAGGAAATGGCCGCATTGGAGATGGACGGCGACAAGATCAAGGACACCAAGAGCCTTGATGCGCTCGTAGACGGCACCTACAAGGGGCTGGTTTCCACCACACAGACAAAGGGCGCGAATCCCGCCAACCCCCCGGCAAACACCGGCGGCGCAAAATCCCGAGAGGACATCTACAAGAAGGACGATAAAGGCCGCTATGTGATGTCTACGGCGGAGCGCCAGAAAGCGCTTGCCGATCTGATGGCAAGCGAAAATAACTGATTTTTTGAAAGGAGCTATTTATGGCTGCGAAAACTAATGTAACAACTTCTGCACAGTTTACCACTTCCGCCCGTGAGGTGGATTTCGTGTCCCGCTTCGCCGATAACTGGGACGCACTGCGTAACATCATGGGCATCATGCGTCCCATCCGCAAGGCCCCCGGCACGAAGCTGGTTTCCTACAAGGCCAGCGTGGACGGCGGTCTCAAGGGCGGCGCTGTGGCTGAAGGTGACGAAATCCCCTTTACCAAGATGAAGGTGGAGCCTGTTGCCTATGGCGACATCGACATTTCCAAGTACGCCAAGAGCGTGACCATCGAGAGCGTGGCAAAGTACGGCGCTGACGTTGCCGTGGAGAAGACCGACGAAGCTTTCCTCGTGGCCCTGCAGAACAAGGTTCTGACCGATTTCTACACCTTCCTTGGCACCGGCACGCTCAAGGTAACGGAAAAGACCTGGCAGCGCGCTCTTGCGATGGCAAAGGGCAAGGTGCTGGACAAGTTTGCCGGTCTCGACAAGGACGTGACCGAGGTGGTGGGCTTTGCCAACATCATCGACGCTTACGATTACCTGGGCGACAAGGAGATCACCGTGCAGACGATGTTCGGCATCAACTATGTGGAGAACTTCATGGGCTACCGCACTCTGTTCCTGCTGCCTGAGAAGTACATTGCCTCCAAAAAGGTGATCGCTCTGCCCGTGGAAAACATCGACCTGTACTATGTGGACCCGAGCGACAGCGACTTTGCCAAGCTGGGGCTGAATTACACCGTGAAGGGCGAGACCAACCTGATTGGCGTCCATGTCGACGGCGATTACAGCCGCGCCACGGGCGATATGTACGCCATCATGGGCATGAAGCTGTGGGCTGAGTATCTGGACGGCATTGCCGTGGCTACCGTTTCGGTGGCCGGTGCGGGCTAATAAATAGGAGGGCAACGTGATGCTTGAACAGGTCTTACGGCACTTGAACAACTGGTTCCTTGTGGAGATTCACGAGGGCACGTTCACCGTGGAGAACGGCAGCATTGCGCTGCCCTTTCTCCTGACCAATCAATATTTCCGCATCTGCGGCTCTGTGTTTAATGACGGTCTGCATCAATATCCGGCGGCTGACCTTACGGATGAAACCTTTACCGGAACGGTGTGGGTGTTGGCTGTTCCGAAGGCTGTGGTTTTGCTTGCCGAAGATATCGCCGCATGGGAAGAAAAGAACGGTGAAGCCGTTTTAAGCCCGTACACGAGCGAAAGCTTCGGCGGGTACAGTTACACCAAGGCAAGCGGCGGAAATGCCGACACGAGCGCCGGGACGGGCTGGCAGGGCGCTTTTAAAGGCCGGTTAAATGACTGGCGCAAGCTTAAGGGGGTGGAACCGTGAGTTTACTGGACGATTTTGCCCACAAGTGCATTTTGATGGAGAAAAAGCGCACGCCTGACGGTGCGGGAGGCTACATCACTGCGTGGGAAGAGGGCGCGGAGTTCCTCAATTACCAGTCTCTTGACACATCGATGGAGGCGCGAAAAGCGGAAAAGGACGGCGTTACCTCGGTATATTCCGCGCTGGTCAACCAGAGCGTTCCCATCGAGTACAACGATTATTTCCGCGATACGGAAACGGGGATTACCTATCGTGTGACCTCAAATCCCGAGGAAAAAGCTGCGCCAAGGTCTGCGGGGGCGACCGTCCGAGCACTGAAATTCTTCACCGCAGAGCGAAAGGAGCTGCCGAAATGACAAAGGACAAGGCACTCCATGCGTGGTTTTCCCAATTCCTCCCGTCGTATCCGACCTCGAATGTGCCGGAGGATGCGACCTTCCCGTGGCTGACCTATGAGCTTATCACAGGATCATGGGAGAGCGGCGAGACCGCGCTGACGGTCAACCTCTGGTATTACACCGAGAGCGAAGCGATGCCCAACGCAAAGGCACAAGAAATCAGCGAAGCAATCGGCATGGGTGGCTGTATGGTCGCCTATGACGGCGGAGCAATGTGGATCAAGCGTGGCTCCCCGTGGTGTCAGAACATCGCAGACGAAAGCGATAAAAACATCAAGCGAAGGTATCTCAACATCACGGTGGAATACCTATCGCAAAACTGATGAAAGGAAGAAAATATGAAATTCACAAAAATTCCCTCTGATGCATTTCAGAAGCTCCAGATAAACGCCGGTATTCTGACTACCGATTTTACCCCGGCCACCGGTACCATCGGCGAAGCCGGTCAGATCGGCGCAACCACCGGCGGGATCAATTTTACCGCCACTCCGACCTATACGGACTTCGGCGAAGATATCGACAACTGCCCGAAAAACATGAAGGAGCTGAAGCGGCTCGAATCGTGGGAAGTGAAAATGGCCGGCACGTTTGTCAACGCGTCCACTGCGATCGCAAAGAGCCTTTGCGGCGCTGCTGACATTGGCACGACTGACACCACAAAGATCACGCCCCGAAACGACATCAAGGATGCGGACTTTGACGACATCTGGCTTGTCGGCGACTACTCCGACAAAAACGGAGACACCAACGGCGGTTTTATTGCGATCCATATGCTGAACGCCCTCTCCACCGGCGGATTCCAGATGCAGACCGCCGACAAGGCGAAGGGGCAGTTCGCGTTTGAGTATACGGCCCACTACTCCATGAGCGCACAGGACACTGTGCCCTTTGAGATCTACATCAAGGCCGGTACGGCGGAGGCGTAACACCATGAAACTGTCAAAAATTAAGGGGGAGCGAGTGTTTGATGTTATCGCAGACATTATCGATCCTATTGCCAACATAGCCGAGGACAAAGTAGCCGCAGCGTTGTTTCAGCGTCAGAAGCTCCCGGATGGCGTAAATGCAAAGGACTTTGTATTGGCAAGGGTTAAGAAATCTGCTCCGCTGCTTTTGCGTGGGCACAAGAAAGATCTGATTGCAATTTTGGCGGCTGTGGAAGGCGTGCCTGCAAAAAAATATGCCGCTGAGCTGACGCTTGCCAAGTTGCTGGTTGATGTTACTGAGCTTATGACGGACGAGGCCTTTACGGACCTTTTTACATCTGCGCAGACCGAGACGGCAGAAACGCCGTCCGGCTCTGTGCAGGAGAATATCGGGGAAGCCAAAGAGTAAAGCCATTTCTGGCATACTGTGTAGCGCGGTATAAGCAGGATGCAGAAGAAAAAGCATATCGAATTTATTCTGCTGATCTGCTTAAAGCAATATGCGAGCGATGCGCAGGCGTTTCAATCGATAAACGATATATTGAAATTATAGATGTGAGCAAAAAAGACAATCGCTCCTGTGAAGAAATCACCAGAGATATTGTCAATCGGTGGGGGGGGAGAAAAAAAAAAGAACCCGCCGGGGGGGGGGGGGGGGGGCCGGGCGAATATGCATTACTTGAGGACATAATCAGAAATCATTCTTCCGATTTTCCCGATGTCTGTGCCTCCCTTAAACTCGAACTTTGCGACATAACCATTGGAGAATGTCAGGACAAGTTCGCTATCCGGGATGATTTCGGCAAATCCTGGGGTTTGCACGGAGAAAAACTGCACTTTCGAATAGGGCATAGAGCCGAAGGACTTGCGCTTTCCTGTAATCCCCTGTACATCAACCGATATGACTCGTTTGTTAGTAAAAATCAGCTGGTCGCGTACGGTCTTAAATGCGGCAGCGATTTCTTCCCCGTCAATCAACAAGCCATTCACTTCACCACGCACATCGGAAACGGGAATCGGCTTTAAGTCCCACACAGAATCTTTGTTAAAACTTATCATAAATAATCCCTCCTTGCCGATATCATACCATACTATCAATGGAATGTCACGAATAATTTTCAGAATTTACAAAGAGAGCGAGGTGAACGCATGAATCTTCTTGATCTGTTTGTGAAAATATCTGTGCAAGACGAGGCAAGCGAAAATGTAGAGACATTGTCAGGAAAATTCAAAAATGGGCTTGCCGCTGCGGCTAAAGTCGGCGCCGCAGCTGTAAGTGCGGCTGCTACCGGCATTGCCGTGCTTACAAAAAAAGCGCTTACCAACTATGCTGAGTATGAACAACTGGTCGGTGGCGTTGATACGCTATTCAAGGATAGCTCTGCAAAAGTTCAAGAATATGCAGCAAATGCATATAAGACTGCCGGCCTAAGCACATCGTACAGTTGGAATGCGCCGCCTGTGTCTCTGGCACAGCAAGCGCCAAACGCAGAGACTGTGGCGCTCACACTCACAGTAAAGACGTACAATGGCAGCACCTATGTTGGGGCGTGGTCAACGGCTGTTAAGCTTGCTGTGCCGTCAACCGTGGTTCCGGCCCTGTCTGTTGCAATCAGCGATCCAACAGGAGTGTCCGACACCTATGGTGGATATGTGCAGCTGCGTAGCAAGGTCAAGGTAGATATCACCGCATCCGGGGTGCAGGGCAGTTCCATCAAGTCTTACAGTATCAAGGTGGGCAGCATTTACGCTGCGACATCGGCCAGTGGTACAACGGATTATCTGCCCGGTTCTGGCGAACTGACTGTTTCCTGTGCTGTCACAGATAGCCGGGGGCGCACGACTACAAAGACACAAAGTATCACTGTCCTTGCTTACAGCAAACCAGCAATTACTGCTATTTCTGCCGCCCGTTGCAATGCCGATGGCACAGCAAACCGGGCTGGAACTTATGGCAAGGTGACTTTCTCCGGGGCCATTACTTCTCTTTCTGCCAAAAACACCGCAGCATATGCGGTACAGTATAGGGAAGTCGGCGCTGAAGATTGGACTACGGCAGGCCGACCGGCGGCGGGAAACTACAATCCTGCTGATATTTCTGCCGTGTTTGCCGCAGACAAAAGCAAACGCTACGAAGTTCGGGTTGTGGCAACCGATGCCTTTGAAAGCATTGGCTCCACGTTGCGTGACCTCCCGGCAGCGTATGCTCTATACCATCTGGCAAAGCATCTGCTATCTGTGGGGCTGGGCCGTCTCTGTGACAAGGCAAACGCAATTCAAGTGGGGCTGGATGTTTATTTTGATAGGGATGTACAAATAGACGGCACACTGGCGGTAGGAGGGACGACGCTGCTGGATTATGCACATCCGGTGGGGAGTGTATATATCTCCACTGCGGCCACCGACCCTGTCGATCTTTTTGGCGGCGGGACGTGGGAACGCATAAAGGATGTATTCCTGTTGGCTGCGGGTGATACATACGCAGCTGGGGCCAGCGGCGGAGAAGCAGCGCATACACTGACCGCAAATGAGATGCCGAGCCATACGCACAATCCGGCCAATCAGGCGGGGTATTACGGCTTTATCACCAACAGCCAGAAGGCGTTCACCGTGGGTGATATGGGCGTTCAGAGCGGCAGCGGGCGGTACTATCCCTACGCATCGGCGGCATTTGACATCAGCCGAAACACGGCAACCGGTGCGACCGGCGGAGGGAAGGCTCATAACAATATGCCGCCATATCTGGCGGTGTATGCTTGGCGGCGAACAGCCTAATCGTCTCGCTGCGGGTCAATGGAAAATGGGGGTGTAAGGAGGTGATACCACCTTATAACATAGCCCCAGAGGAGAAAGGAAATTACTGAATGGAAACAATCGTCGTAGCACTTATCACCGGCGGCCTGTCGCTGCTGGGGGTAATCATCACCAGCAACAAGACCACCCGTGATGTGCAGGCCAAGTTGGACACGCAGCAGGCCGTCACCGACACCAAACTGGACGAGCTGACACGGGAAGTCCGGGAGCATAACAACTTCGCCCGGCGCGTTCCGGTGCTGGAGGAGCAGATCAAGGTCGCCAATCACAGGATAGCGGATTTGGAAAGACTGCCCAACCGCTGAGCATCGCAAATCTAAAGTATGAGGAGGGATACCCATGTATCGAGGTACAACGCCCACGCTGACATTCCGCCTGCCCATTGACACGGGGAGCATCACGGTGCTGTCCTTGGCCGTAGCGCAGGCCGGACAGGTTAAAATCGAAAAAGCATTGTCGGATGTACAGCTGGACGGGAATGTTGTCTCATGCACACTGACGGAAGCCGAGACCCTGTCGCTTACTGCCGGGAGAGGCATTGACGCAAAGATACAGCTCCGGGTGGGCGTAGGCGGCCAGCGCATGGCATCTCAGGTATTCGAAGTGCCTGTGGAGCGTATTCTCCGGGATGGTGCGCTATGATCGAGTTTGCGGTAACTTTTTCTCCCGGCGCTGACCTGGAGGTCAACATGGGGCAGGTGATGGAGGTGTATGCTACCGAGGAGCGGACGGTGGAGCTGTCTATGCCCTCCGGCAATCAGGTCATCCTGCCCACCAGCAGCAAAGGAATGCGTAAGGTGACGATTCAAAAACCGGACACTATGCTGCCAGAGAACATCAAGAAGGATGTGGTGATCGGCGGCGTGACCGGAACTCTGGAGGATGGCGGCAGCTTCAAGGCAGTGATAGAACGCACGGCTGTCAGCCCTACACTTCCGGGTGATTTGACGACCATTGGTTACAGTGCGTTTAGCGGTTGTCCCAACCTTGCATTAACCAGCCTGCCGTCTGGGGTAACAAGCATCAGTGACTATGCGTTTAATAATTGCCCCAACCTTGCATTAACCAGCTTGCCGTCTGGTATGACAAATATCGGTAGCTATGCGTTTCAAAGCTGCCCCAAACTTGCACTAACTAGTCTGCCGTCTGGAATAACACGCATCGGTTACTATGCGTTCAATGGTTGCCGCAACCTGGCAATAACTAGGCTGCCACCTGGGATAACGAACATTGGTTTCGGTGTGTTTGCTAATTGCACCGGGCTAACAAGTATTACATTCGAGGGAAACCCAAAGACCATCCACTCTTCTGCATTTAACGGGTGCTCCAACCTAACCACCATTTATGTTCCGTGGTCGCAGGGGCAAGTATCGAATGCTCCTTGGGGTGCGAGCAATGCCACCATCATTTACGATTATACTGAGAATTAAAAAAGAAAGGAGACGGCAGTGAATGTACAATACCGACTAAACCGATAAACAAATTTTTATCATTTTTTTGTGGGCCCCGGGGGGGGGCACGGAAAGGAGAAATTATGGAAACTTTTGGCATCGCAAGCGTGGCGGTCATCACCGTCATTACCTACCTCGTGGGGCTGGTGGGCAAGGCCAGCAGCATGAACGACAAGTGGATCCCCATCCTGTGTGGGGTCTGCGGCGGTCTGCTGGGGGCTGTCAGCTACTATCTGGCACCCATCCCGGACTTCCCGGCGGGCGACCCCATCACCGCCACTGCCGCGGGCCTTGTCAGCGGGCTGG